TGTGCGGATATCGTCCTGAATGGTGCCATTGGACTTGGGAATTGGGGCTTGACCCGGCGACCCGGTGACGCGGACAGCCGCCCGTCTCGCTTGCGCCGCCTTGTCCTGCACTGGAGCCGCCGGAGCCTGCGTGGTTTGCAGGAATGGGCGGATATCCGGCCTCATCCAACAAGCCATCTCGTAGGCTTCCTTCAGGTCCGACGCCTTCCCGTTGTTCAAGAGGACCGCCATATCATCGCGGACGTTCTCGAAATACAGGTTGGCCGGATCGTTCTGGAAGGCTTCGATCTGGCTGACGATAGGCGCGGTTTGCGCCGTCTGGACTTGGCTTTGCAGGGCTTGGAGTTGCTGCTTCAGGGCTGCAATCTCAGGATGGCTGTCCGGTGCGGGCTGGGCCTGTTGCGGCTGTCCCTGCGGCTGGGCCGACAGATTCGCGATGTTGACGCCATACGAACGGGCCAGAAACTCAAGACCCTGCTTCGGGTCCCGCTCCAGCAAATCCTGAGCCGCAAGCAGCGTCTTGATTGCCGAAGCCTCATCCATCCCTTGCGCAGCCCAAAGGTCACGACGGGGGGCGAGAAGCCTCTCTAACGGTTCGTACCGCTTCACTTCCTCAGACTTGCGCCGCAGTCCGTGGTCGATTTCCTGCTCTCGCTTTGCAACGGCCTGTTGCACTTCGGGAGGAAGCTTATCGAACGTGGCCTTAGCCGCAGGCGACCATGAAGCCGGGGCGCGGATGGCGAGCTTTGCAGCAGGGTCCGCGACTGCCTCCGAGGGCTGGTCGAGAGTATCTTGCACCGTTTCCGGCTGCTTGGCAATAAACTTGCCGTCTGGACCGCGCTCGCGTCCATCTGAAGGCGCTTCAGGCTCAGCAGGGGGCGTTTCCGCCTCTACGATGACCGCTTCAGGCGCAACCACCACTTCCGCAGCAGGTGCCTCTGGCGCTTCTCCGCTGACCTCAGCCATCGCCGCCCGGATGTCGTCTTCCATGTCGCTCATAGTCTGGCCTCCACCTGATCAATAGCCGTCTTGATGTCTTGCTTAAGCTCACGGTCAGACAGCACCGCCCGTGGCTTTGGTGTCAGCTTCTCATTGCCGACAATCTCACAGCCCGCATCCTTCACACCGCGCTCGTAAGCTGATCGGCTGTCGTACATCAGGCCGTTCGCGTGGTTCATGAGCGGGTCCATGCCGTCCGCCCTGATCGCTGGCATGGGAAGCTCAGACCGCGCCTTGCGGAACTGTTCTAGGCAATCCCGTGGCCATGCGGAGACTTCGTGCATATCTCCACACGCCTTACAGATGCGGTAGGTCGCTCGGCTCAAAGGCGCACGTAGGTCATGGTCGGGGCCACCGCATAGGTGACCTTGATGCTCGCTCCCGCACGGACAACGAACACGCCAGCGATCAGCCCGGCTAGATAATCACTTCCTCCGACCACCAGATTGATGGCCGTTACAGTCCCGCCCGAGACGATGACCTGAATCGGCCCCGCAACAGGATTGGCGAAGGTGAACGGCGAGCCGTCAGGCACGATTGCCACCGGAGCGGCAGACGAGTTCAGGCTGACGACAGGGCTAAAACCGCTCATCGATACACCACGTTGAGACCAAGGATTGCACCAGCGGCTACAGCCGTCGTTCCAGCATCCGCCGCATCGGTGGTCAGGCCGTAGGCAATGCCAGTCGCGAAGACAAAGCCCAACAGGTCATAGGTGAACGCCGCAGTCGGGGGCAGCGCCAATGTCAGAACAGGCGTGTCAGTCCCCACGGTCGGAGCCGTCGCCTTGTTGTAGAACTTCAGATAGGTGACCGTGGCTGACGAGTTATAGCCGTTCACTTGGAACAGATTCCCCGCCGTACCCTTCGCGCTGGTCGCGTTGACCGTCGCGGCAGATGACGGAATCCGGCTCGCTGTCGTCGGGCCCACGGGCGTAATCGGGAGCGGATTGGACGTACTCACGGCCCCGCCGACACCAGCAGCAGGAAGCGTGCCCGCTAGTCCCGCAGCAAAGTACCTGTAGGCCGTTTCGTTGAATGGTTCGTTAGCCATTATGCAGTTCCTTGAGGCGTGGGATCACGGGCAAGCGCAGCCGCCTTGACCTGCAACTCCTGCCCCTTGAGTTGAAGTTCCGCAGCGCCCAACTGGCCTTCCATCTGCGTCCGCTGCTGCTCAATCTGAGCCTGCATCTGTGCGGTCTGGCCCTTCATCTGCTCAACCTGAATGGCCGTATCATCTGGAGGAGGCGGACCCGGAGGCTGGGCAGGCGGTTGCTCCCCGGCAGTCTCAAACACCTTGTCGATCACGTCTTCCATGGACCGGCTGACGTTGAAGGTACGCGCACCCTGCTTCAGAATCTCAGCAAACAGCGGAGCCGTATAAGGCGCAGTCGGAACAATCCCCGCAGCAGCCGTCAACAGGCCAACCGTCGCCGTGGTGAACTCCGTAAACGCCAGCTTGGCCGCGTTCTCGTCGGGCTCAACCGTCGAATCCGTCTCAACGTCGATGCGGAACGAACGCAGCGCGTCATTCTTGAGCAAGGCTGTAACCTCATCCCAAGTCGGCTCTTGCATCAGTTCCATTTGCTCGGGCGTCGGAGCCATGCCGGGAGGAACCGGAATACCTGTCTGCTCGGCCTGCTGCAACAGCGGAAGGATTTGCTCAATCTGAGCCTTTTCAGCCGCCGTCAGCAGTTTCACGTTCGTCATCACCTTCAGCGTCTCGACACTGAAATGCTCTGCGATGATTTCAGCCTTCAGCCGGATAGCGTCACGGCAGAACCGCTGCAAATCACGCTGGCGATCACGAACCCGCAGGCTTCCCCACTGACCTTTCAAGCGTTGGGCTGTCGCTGTTTCGTTCGGATTGCTCTCGCCCCGGATGATGTCTGACAGGCCGGTGATCTGGTAGATGTCGTTCAGGATTTGCGCGCGCGTCTCAAAGCACCCGCGCAGAACCTCAATCACCATGTCGATGGGAACCCAATCGATCAGGCCCTTGACCCCGCCCTTCTCTTTCCAGATGTCGTAGGTATCAATCGGGATGAGCTTGTTCTCATTGCCCGGCGAGAACACCAACTGAAGCTCACGGTTTGCTTCACCCGCGTACACGCCCACCATGCGCAGGGCTTCTTGCAGCTTGCCGATCCGGGCCGTCAGGTCGTCAAGCTCTTCGGCCTGATCCTGATACATCACGTAGTCCGCAACCGGTATCGTGCTGTCATTGGCCGTCGTGGCATTGAGCGGGGCCGGACAAGGGAAGAAGCCCTTAAGCCCTAGCGGGTCTTCGCGCTGATCCAGAACCTCAGTCGTATAGCCCTTGCACAGCCAGTAGGCCCTCTTTGAGGGCTTGTCCCAAATCTCATAGACCTCGCCTGTGTGGTTGGCTTGGCGCTGGGCTTCCTCAGCCTGATCGTTGCCAGAACCCGTAACCGTAGTCGTCAGCGGGACTTGCTTGGCCTTCTCCTTGCCAAACCGCTCAGTCAGCTCGGCTTTCGTCATATAGACGCGCCGTCCGACCCAACGGACCTCTGACCACTCACGGCTTGGGTTCGTCAGCCAGTCTTTCCATGCGACGTGGTCACACTGGACCTCTTCGTAAACGACTTCCTCGCTAGGTTCTGTCGCTTCATGCATCGGGGCATCATCCGGCCCGACGCCCTCCATCTCTCCAGCGACCTTGGCGTCAACGCCGTCTGCGTCCTGCTCGCCCTCGCCAAGCTCCGGGTCTTGCTCTGCATTGACCTCGCGCATGTGCGGGATGTATCGCACCCACACCTGACCACGGCCCGGCAGCAGATAGTCTAGAACGCACAGCTTCACCCGTCCGTCGAAGTCGTATTGATCGAGACTGAAACCCAACGCCCGCTCCAGCACGTCAGACGCGACCTTTCCTACCGGGTCTTCGTCACGATACCGGCGAGACACCATCGGAACCGGCTGCTTGGCGTAGATGGCAGGCTGGAGCGTCTGGACATTAGACCACAGCACGGCAAAGCGCCTGCGGTTCTCTGCTATCGACGGACGACCACCCGCCCTGTTGCGGTTCTCATTCTTGAACCGGCGGATGATGATGTCGCCAGCCTTCCACCACGGCTGAAGCTCTTTCTCAGCGAGATTGATTTCGTCAATCCACTTGGTGACGAGGTTGACGGCTTCTTGATTGTCGGGTTCGGTGGGAAGCATGGCCCCTCGCAAGCGTTGGAGGGAATGTATCGTGCGCGGTTCCGCTTGTCGATAGAACGTCTATGCGCGCCAATGGTCTAGGTGGTTGCCTCTCGCCGCGACCTTGCCGTCCGCAAAGCAGCGCCTGCAAACACGCTCTTGGAAGCCCCGCCGCACAACGGCCTCATACTCCCATTCATGGCCCAGCAGTCGGCAACGGATTTTCCGCCACAGGTTCTTCATTATGCCCTCTCATACGGCACAGCCACCGGCTGATTAGCCAGCAGATCATCCCACGTCATATCACGTATGCCCTTGATTGGCTGCTCAACCGCCTTGGTTTCCGGCTTGATCTCCCGGTAGGCCATCGCAAGGTAGCGGAAGGCATCGGCTGCGTGTGATGTCCAATCGTGCTTAGGCCCATCACGGAAGACCCTAGCCTTCTCGTCATAGTCCGCCCGGTACTGGCGCAGGCATTCCAGCCCGGCCCTGCACTTCTCACGGTCAAACCAGATGCGTGGGAACAGCACCCGGCCCGCGTTGATGCCGTCCAGTATCTTGTGGCTAGGCACCAGTTTAGGCTTGAGCTTCAGCCCCATCATCGTCTCGATGCGCGTACGGCCCGTGCCTAACTCCCTGACCCGTGCGTCATGCGGAACCCAATCGGCCTCATAGCGGTACGGCTTGGCCTGAAGAACCTTGGCGTAATGCTCAATGCTCTCGCCGCTGGCCTCGTAGAAGTCGATCACCCTGATCTCCGGCCCGTGCGCCTGCCAGAACCAGATAGCCGTGCTGTCCCCAATGCCCAAGTCCCACGTTGTATAGACCGGCAAGGACGGGTCATGCGGTACGTCTGTGATGCGCCCGGCCCGCTCGCTCTCGGCCATGTCCTTACCGTAGTAAGCGCCGATGATTGCGGCCTCAAACGAGCATTCAAACTCCTGCTCATACTGTTCCGGCGTCATCTCCCTTGCAGCGGCTATCAGCTCGCTTTGCGGGAGGATTTGCGTCTCTGAAGCGGGTAGGAAGAACGGAAACCAATCCGGGTCCGTCTTGGCTCGCTCGAACAGGTCAAAGAACGCATTGCGGCCCTTCGGCGTACCGATGAACGTCGCTGTTCCCTGCCGGTCTGCCAGCATGGGGCGGATGATCGAGCCGAAGATGCCGGGGTACATATCGGCGTACTCATCAAGCGTGGCGTCGTCCAGATAACCACCGCGCAAGGCGTCCGGGTTGTCAGCGCCGTAAATCTTGATGCGCTTGCCGCCGATCAACTCGACATACAGCTCTGATTCGTTAGGCGGCTTGGCCCATACTGGCTGGCTGTACCGCTTCAGATACTCCCATGCCACGTCCTTGGCTTGCTTCAGGTACGGGGCAAGATAGGCCGCTCGATAGTGAGGCCTGTCGCTCTCAATGGCGCGTTTGATCTTGTCATTGATGCAGGCCACGGTCTTGCCGCAGCGACGGTGCGCAACCCCGATTGCAAAGCGCTGCGTCCGGTTATGGAACGGCATGAACACCCGGCGAGGGGCGTAGGGGATTACTCGGGTTTCAGCCATGTGACCGCGATAGCGCCGCCGTCAGGGCCGCCAAGCTCGGCCTGTATCTTGTCGCCGTACTTCTTGGGGTTCATGCGAGCGAGCGCCCATTTGCGAGTATCAACGCGGAGGCGGGCTTTGGCGACATGCGAGGCTTCAGGCTCAACGTCATCTGCAATGTCCAGCATATCATCGAACATACCCGCAGCGCGTTCATCAACGGCTTTCGCGTAGTTATCCGAGAACTCTTTGTGCTTTGTGAGCCACAAGAACACGGATGATGCGGAAGGCATTGACTCTATTGCACAAATAGCCCGCAGCGATGAACCCGCAGCGAGCCTTGAGCAAATATCAGCGGCCAGTTCTGGCGTGTAGTCAGAGGGGCGACCGCCTGCCATGTGTCCTCAGTCTGGTTTGCGTCTAGCCATTGCCGAAGCGTCCGTACATAGAGCGATTGAGAGTATGCCTTGGGGGTGTCAGGCGGTCAAGCCGTCAGAGCCTCACCGCGCAACAGCATCTGCACGGCATAGGGCACAGGAACCTCTCCTAGCGCCCATCGCCTGATTGTCCGGGGGTCTGTCCGCAATGCCCTAGCCAACGATGACTGTGTGAAGCCAAGGCCGGTCAGGAGCGCGCGGAAGGTTTCTGCGCTCATGCCGCCGCCTTGCTCCATTCCATCCCGAGGCGGCGAGCGCAATCCATGCCAATCAGGCCTGAGATGATTGCTTCTGCCCCGTAAATCGATCGCTCCGCAGGGATTTCGATTGCGGCCCGCTCCCAATCGTCGGGGTGAATGGCGTCCATGGTGTCCAGCTCGTAGCGGATTTCCCGATGCGGCTGGCCATCAGTGATGTCGCGCTGACAGATGTGGCACCACTTGTCCGTCTTGGGTTCGCGTCGGTAGTCTGGGTCGAAGTATTTCCGCCGCAGCGCCATCCGTCTTCTCCATCCGGGCTTCATGCCCCTGATAACGACAATATGCCCTAGAACATTTAGGGCGTAAAGCCCTATTTCGTCGTTTGGAGAAAATAGTTTTAGCCGCTGACAAGTCCCGACCGTTGCAGGATGACGAGAATGCCGATCAGGACGGCGAGGGCCTGTAGAGCCCATTTGAACCGGGCGTCAATCATAGGGGCTGTCGAGATAAGCCAGCAGACGAGCGCAACGACAATCAGGACGATGAAGGCGAGGATGAGCAGGGACATGGTGGGTTCCTTTTGTGCCTTAACGAAAGCTGGGCTTTATGGTTGCGGCGGTGCGGGTTCCCAGTTCACGATTCCGGGGACAAGAGCATCGACCGCTTCCCAAAAGTTGTCCGGTGCATTTACCGCATCCTCCAGCGTCTCGTAGGGGCCAAGAGGAAACGTTGCGCCAAAGCCCCCGCGAAACAGGCGGACAAACACCCCATCGCTCATCACGCGAACGCGCTTACGCATCATCATTTCCCCTCTCGTGCTTTTTGAAACTGCCGCATGAACACCCCCGGAGGCTCGGCGTGTTTCTCTGTCATCTGTCGGACGGGCATGTTGAAGTCCTCGCGGTGCTTAAGCCATTTGTCTATGGCTGCACGGCTTTTAGGGCAGTCGTATGAGCGGATGGAGTAGAGAGGATCGGTCATCGGTCAGTCACCCATCCAATAAACAGCCCCAGCAAAAGGCCGAAGCATAGCCCCACTGGGACCGCACAAACCACAACCACTTCGGCCCATTGCGAAGCAGTCATGGCGTTCCATGCTCCATACACTCAAGCGTTACGTCGCGGCTTTCAATCTCGCCTTGAAGCGCACAGATCAGATCTGTCGCGGCATACATAAGGCGTTCGCCTAGAGCGCCAGTCCTTTCAGGGTCTTTGCCGTCGTCAAGAGACCATGCTCGGCAAGCGGCCTCCCATGCTTTTTCTTCACTCATCGGGCTTGTCGCTCCAAACGATACCGTTGCGGTTGCCCCATTCAAACACGATTGAGAGCAACCCTGAAAACTCTTCCACGCTCAGGCTGGACGATGATCGGCCTATTCCGACCATGCCCGTACCGTCGAGGTTGGGGACCATTCTTGTCTCACGGTCCAAGGCGTCCAGAAACAGGATTTTCCAATCGTCAGGCGTGAGCTTGAGGCCGTGATAATCTCTCTGTCGGGCAATGTCCCCGAGAGCGGCCCAAAGCGCGCTGTTCTGGTCGATGCTGCGTTGTGGGCCATGAAAGACAATCTTGCTCCCCAGCGGTACGCCCTGCGCCCACTTGCTGGCCCTGTCCCGGTCAACTTGCGAACGCAGGGTGATTATCGCACGATCTGACACGGCCTAAAACGGAATTTCGGAATCATCGAAAGCCGGTTCTGTGCGCGTCGCACGACCAGCCGGGCCGCTATAGCCTTCGTCCGCGTCGCTGGCCTTCTTGCCGCCTTGCAGCGTCACCTGATCGACCCGGATACCGAGATATGTCTTGCCGTCATGCTCACGGCGGGACAGATCGCCGGACACCGTGACCGGCGTTCCCTTGACCAGATACGGGGAGAGCGCGTCGCCACGCTTGCCCCAAATCGAGCATTCAAAGAAGATTGTCGTCTTCTCCCGGCCTTGACGGTCATCGACTGCCACCGAGAAGCCACAGACGTTATCGTTTCCGGCTTGGCGAATGTCGGCGTCTTTTGTGACGCGGCCCGCAATCGTAATCTGTTTCATCTAAGCGGCTCCCAGCTCTTTCTTGCGGGCATCGACTGCCTCGCGGATTTGAACCCGCCAGCCGCGCGGCAAGGTTTTGATTTCATCGTCATGGTCGCGACACCACGTTTTCCAGACTTCCATTGACGGGATAATATCAATCGCGCCAAGCCAGCCATCGAACGCCTCGCCAAGCCCTTGCTTCTTGGCCTCCGCAGCGGACATTCCCGGCCCCTCAGCGCCGTACCAGTCCTCGCCTTCAGGATGAACGCCGCCATTGCCCTTCAGCCGATCAGCGAAGTCCGCAGCGACCTCCTTGACGTACTTGGAGTCATCAAACAGGCCCATGTGAACATCAGCCGCGACGCCAAGGAACTTGAAGGCGTTCATGATGGCATCCGTAAATGCCTTCTTGAATGCCTCGTCATCATTCTCCCACCGCTCAGGGCGCGAGTATTGCTCGTTGGCCTTGATGTAGGTCACGACCTTATCACCACCGACGCCCCAAAGGACATTGGTGGGAGCACCGCACCAGCCCGAGACGGTGCAGTACACAAGCACCTCGCCGTTGTTGCCCTGTACGGTCTGGAATGACGGCTCGTTAATGCCCCATCCCTCGCCGCACGGGCCAAACTCTTCGGTGAGCCGCTTGATGACCCACATAGGCTTGACGGCGGTTCCTGAGAAACCACCGGCCCGCTTGAACCCCTTTGTGTGCTTGGGGTCTGTCTTGGACAGAGAGTCCCAAATCCGCATCGTTTCCGTCACGTCGCATCCTCCATTGCGGCTTCGTATTGATCGAGAGATTCCCGGCAAGCCTTCGCGTAACTCTCTGCGACAGGGCCGGATTGGTTTTTGAATGTCGCCCACATGGTAAGGACGTTAAAACGGGTAGCGGGCTGGTAGATTCCGCCCCGGTCAAGCCACAAGCGGCCATCCTCGTATTTGGCTAGCGGGCGGTCAGCCACCACGATGTTTCCTCGCGCAATCACTCAGACGGAAAGAGGCCATCCACAATCGGTCAATCTGATCCGGCTCCAGATCAGCAAGCCTCTCAGCGTTACCTATTGCGACGGTTAAGGCACTCATCGCCGTCTCGAAGTTCAGGGTCTGGATTCTCAGGCCGCGAATGGAGTCGATAACGTCGGTCATCACCTCACCCCCGTAATGTCAGCGGCAACTGAGAGCCAGTCTGTAGAAGCGGGCTTGGCGAGGGTCAGTCTCTTCGCATCTTCCGCGACCAACTCAATCAGTCGGTAATCAGCGGAAACGGCGATCAGATAGCGGGCCGTTTCCGGGAACGCATAGAACTGGCCTTCAAGCCAATCTTCGCGGTCCTCTTCCGGCATATCAAAGGCGGCTTCCGCCAGCACATAACCCTCGTCGCGGTACTCGTTGGCTTGGTGGCGCGAGTCGCTGCCGTTGTCGAAGACGTAGCCTTCAACGGCGTCTTCCATCTTGTCCCAAGCCTTGCGAAGTTCAGTCATCACGTTCTCCCTTGTTGACCCGATAGAACCACGGGAGCGGACAAGGCGTCAAGCGGTTTTCTTTGTATTTTTGCGATTGCGCCCGCTGCGACGGTATGCCTATGATGCGGCATGGCAAACGAACTTCTGGACTACTTGCGGGCTGACGAGCGGGAAACGCTGCACGAAAGCCAAAAGCTGCGGCTGAAAAGCCGGACGGACGCCGTCTATTACGGGGCCGTTATCAAGCAAATCATGGACCGGGCCAGAGCGCGCCGGAAAGCCAAGGGAGAGAATCATGTTTGAGCAACTTCACCTTCCGCCCAAATGGGCTAGAGCCGCTAACATCATCGGGCTGGCCCTGACTGTCGTTATC